ACCGGATCATAGAACGGCAGCACGCGCAGCGTTTCCGCCAGGGCCTCCTTCTGCGCGACGACATCGAACGGCCGCGCCACGAACTCCAGCGTCACCAGCTCCTCGAAGATGCTGGTCGGAATGCCGACGAGGCGGCCGCGGAACTTGACCAGCGCCGGCCCGCAGTCAAAGGCAAACCAGCACCATATCTTGCGGCCGGGACCGAGCAGCCCGATCACGCTGCCAGCCTCGTTAACCGGCCGCCGGACTTTGGCGGTCAGGCTCGCCGGGTCGCCCTCTTGCTGCGACAGGATGAACTCGAATACCGCCTCATCCCAGCGCATGTGTTCAGGACCGAACGTCGTCTCGCTGGCGTCGATCCAGGCGAAATAGGGAAGGCCGGCAGGCATCGATCAGGGTGTCCGTTGCTCGGCCTCGAGCTGCCACGCCACCTCGGCCGCCCATTCGTCGCGCGAAGTGTTCCAGCTTGTGACCTTGGCCAGGATGGTCAGCACGTCGTCGGGATCGCCGCCGCCGAGGCCGGGGATACAGGTGATGGTGATGTCCTGGCCCGGCCAAACGCCGGCGAGTGCCGGCGCCTCGTGGTCGGTGCAGGTAATCGAAACTTTGTACTGCCGGAACTGCGCGACCGAAATATCGGCCAGATCGCCGCGGCAATCGCGCGCCACGTTCTTGGCCTGGTCGATCGGGTCCAGCGTCATGGTGATGCCGCGCACGGCGTACTGCGAGAAGTCGATGCTGTCGATCGCGAGCAGGGTATAGGCCGGCATCAGGAATACCGGGAGGGCTTGCGGCCACCGGAGCGGACCTGCGCCAGCGCCGCCGCCTTGCGCAACTCATCGACCGCGCCGGACGAGGCGCGCAGGCCGCCAATCTCGGGCAGGCCGGGAAACTGAATGGTGACATTGCTCATGCCGCCGGCCAGGCCGCCAGTGGCGAATGCAGGGATTGCCCGCGGGACCAGGCCGCCGAGCGCGAAGCGGCCCATGCCGTCAAGCACCCGCCGCAGATCGCCGCCGGACATCCGCAACATCTCGAGGAAAGCCAGGACGCCCGGTCGCGCCACCGCCCGCGCCGGCATGATGTGCTCGCCGCGCGAAACCCAGGCCAGGTTACTATCCGATGTGCCGGTGCCACGACCACCGAGCAGCCCACCGCGGGCGTTGCCCCCTCCCCTGTTCAAAGCATTCAATGCATCAGTCATAGCGGACACAACTGGGAACAGTTTATCGGTAAGGCTGTCGGCGACACCGACAACGCTTTGCGCTATTTGCTCCAGCGCCTTGCGCGTTTCGTTATTTGCTCCCGCAATGCTGCCAATCCAGTCGGCTATCTTGTCGGCCATGCCGCCACCGCCGCTGAATGTTACGCCGCGGATAAAGCCGCCATCGGCAAAGCCCGGAATTCCCCCGCCACGCCGCAGCGCCTCGAGAAACGACGCGACGCCTGGCTGCGCCACCACTCGCGCCGGCATGATGTATTCGCCGCGCGAAAGCCAGGCGAGATTGCTGTCTGACGTACCAGTGCCACGACCACCGAGCAGACCGCCGCTGGCAAACTGTCCACCGCCCGCCGCTGCCGGCGCCGCCGCGCCCGCCGCTGCCGGCGCCGCCGCGCCACCGCTTGGCTTCAGTCCTATGAACTCCAGCAGCTTATTGATTGCGCCCTGGATCGCGCCGGTGAGTGCGTTCCATGCCGCCACGCCGGCGCTTGAAATAACGTCCCAGGCGATGCCGAGCATCTTGTTTATAAAACCCTCAAGCTCGGTACCCGCCCCCTGGATCGCGGAAATAAGTCCTTGCCATCCCGATGTACCTTGCTGCGCTGCTTGCGTCGATGCCGCTCCTGCTTGCGCTGATGACTGCGCTAGTGCCGCCTGCTGCTGCGTTATCGCTCCGAGTTTCTCATCCCAAACCATGAAACCCGACGCCGCCTGCTGTCCGGCTTGCTGCGCTGCCTGGCCGGTTTGCTGTGTACTCAATACGGCTCTGCCGAGAGCTTCATTCCAGACCAAAACGCCCTGACCCGCCTGCTGTCCTGCCTGACCCGCCTGCTGTCCGGCTTGCTGCGCCGTCTGCCCGACCTGCTGATATGTCTGCCGCAACTGCTCATTATTCTTCTGCAATTCTTCCCATGCCGCGCGAACCTTCTGCGCCGCTTCTGCCTGGCCTTCCAGCGGACTGCCAAACAGTTTAAGAGCCGCAACCAGCACATTCCATTGAGCAACAAGGTTGCTGACTTCTGCTCTTATAATCGTCAGTTCCCGCGTCAGGAACTCCAATATAGGCGTTGTGATCGGCGTGATAACTCTCTTGAGTTCGGTCCATGCCGCATTCAAACCATTGAGTGTCTGTTGATACTTGGCCGCCTCAACGATCTGTTGTTGTGTTGCCGGCGTGACGCTACCAAGCGCCGCCGCAAAATTTTTCGCACTAATAGTACCCGTCTGCAATCCTGCGATCACTTGACCGCCGAGGGCGTCTCCCAGAGTTGCGAGCGCAAGTTTAGTGCGATCAATGCCATCTGGCATACGCTGGAGCTGGGCGATGAACTGCTGCAGTCCCGTGAAAACACTAGGAGGAACAATATCGCCAACCCGCATGAGACCGCCGCCAAGCAGCGGCTTCAACTTCTCCAGACTGCTAGCAAGCGCATCTGGAGCTACGCCGAGCCTGCCAAAAGCCTGCTGCAATGTATCGAGTTGCTGTGCAGTCAAACCCAGCTTTGCCGATTCGACAGTGAGCTTGTTGAGTGCATCTGCAGAGGAATCTCCAAACTTTATGAGCGTTCCTGCCAGAACACCGACCGCGATGCCGACCGGACCTAATGCTCGGGCAAAAACACCGATTGGCCCGAGCGACCTTGTCATTCGGGCGCCCATTCTGCTGAAGGCAAGACCAAGCGCGTCTATGGACCCACTGATGACGGTCGCCGACTGGGAGAGTGGATCGAGCAGGCCCTTCGCTTCGGCGGCGCCTTCGGCGCTGACGTTCACCGTTGCATCGATCTGGCCCAACTCTTCCGCCGCACCCTTGAGATCGTCGATCTTGGTCTTGGCCTCGTCTGCACCCTCGACCTTGACTTCTACCGTTGCCTCGGTCTGGCCCAGTTCCTCTGCCGCACCCTTGACACCGTCGATGCCGGTCTTAGCCTCGTCGGCACCTTCAGCCCTGACCTCCAGCGTCGCATCAACTTGGCCCAGTTCTTCTGCCGCGCTCTTGAGACCGTCGACGCCGCCGACAATCTCCTCGAGCTGCTTGCGGACATCATCGCCGCCTTCAAGCCCAATTCCGATCGAGATTTTGTCTACCATGGCGTGTCACGCGTCCTTGAAATGTTTGCTGAATAGCTCGCGGAATTTTGCCGCGTGTTCCTTAACGATCTCGCCTATGCGGAATTTCTTCGGAATGGTAACCGATGGAACGCCGATATAGAGCGGCTTGCGCTGGCGATCCCTGTCGTCGGCATCGAACAGCATCGGCTTGCCACCGATCGTGGCCGAGGTGAGTTTCTTGCCCGAGCGGCTGGCGGTCGGCGCCCCATGCCTGGTCGGTATCCACAGCATCGGCTTGCCCGAGATGGTGGCACCGCGCTCGAACACTCCTGCGATGCCATATGTGTGGAAGACGACGGCTTTGGCCTGCAGCGACGGCTCCCCGCCTTCGGTCGCCTCCATGGTCCGGTATTGCAATCCACTTTGCCACTTCGCCCGCGTAAACCCAGGTCCGGCCTCCCCGATATTCTGGCGTCCCTCCTGCACGGCATTGGCAGCGGTCTCGCGCAAGGCGGCAACCGCTGCGGTGGCAACCTTTCGCCGCTTCTCCTCAAGCATTCGCTGCCAAACCGATTGGTCGGTCTTGACCTCAAATTTCATTTACCGCCCCACGCCTTCAGTGTGCTCTCAATTCCCTTACTGTCGCCCTGCGCGCCGATGGCAGTAACAATCAGATCGTTCACATGATCGATGCGGTCGAGCTTGGCATTAAATTCGAGATAGGCAACGATCTGGCGCCACGACAGCGTCATTGCATAGTCGGGTGGGAATCCGCGTCGGATAAGGGCGGTGATGTCAACGGCGATTGCCTCAAGCGCACTTTGTAGATTCTCTTTGCCTCTTCGTCGGCTCCGCCGATCAGGCTCGTCAGTTCCTGAATGAAGGAGCCAAGTCCGTTTGGGAATGTTAGTCCGAGGATTGCGCGCAGAAACTTGAGTTGCTGTTCGGGCAATAGCTTGGCCCCGAGGCGTTCATATTCTTCGTCACCGAGATGCCCACATCCTGCTGCAATGATAGGACCAGCAGCAGCACCGCATCCCTCAATCATGCGCATGATGACATCGCCGCCGGTATCGCCGCTGGCGAGCGATTTCAACCCCGGAAACCGTGCGACAATAGACGCGATGGCATCAACGGAAATGCCGTGCACCTTAACCCGATGCTCGCCTATTTTGACGACCTCGACTGCGGTCGATGGTGCAATGTCCAGAAGGTCTGCCATACTGTCTCCTATGCCGACGGAGCCTCGTCGCGGATCGTCCAGACGCCGAAGAAGCCGTTGGCATCCTTCTGCACCTCGGCCTCGATCTCGATCACCGTGAAGTCATCCTCATCGGTGATGAAACTGAAATCGCCGGACGGGACGAACGAGACGGTGGCGAGGAAGTCGACCTGTTGACCAATGTCATTGGTGCCGACCACCTTGATCTCGCCGGTGAACTCGGTCTTCGACAAGCCGCTCAGCGTCATGTTGCCATCGGTGTCGGTGCCTTGCTCGGCAAGCGCGAAGAACGCCAGGTTGTTGCCGGTGATTTCGTCGAGCGTCATCTTGATCGTGGCGCCGGCCTGGGTGATGGCGGTAAAGTCCTTGGTCTTGATGCCCTCGCGCGAGGAGAAGTGTTCTTTCTTCTCGACCTCTGGCGTGTAGACGAACGACGGCGCATTGCCGAGATCGGTAAAGACCGAAGCACCGGCCTCCTTGAACGAAACGACGCCTTTACCGATGTGATAGTTGTTGACGTTGGGTGACGTGGGCATGGCAGTTCCTTTCCCTTTCTAAAGTTCTTCCGGTCGAAGCGTGTACTTGAACATGAACAGCACCCGCAGGAATCCGCTCTGCGAGCGCCCCCATCCGAAATCGGTGTTGCAGCCGAGATAGCGGATCGCGCCGTTGCCGCGCGGACTCGACTTGGCGACCAGGTTGTTGAGCTCGGCGTCGTACAGCACCCCCTTGATGAATTCACGGCGCAGTGTGGTCAGATCGGACCCAACCTCGTCGGCCTGCTCCATGAAGACAATCTCGGGTGTCATCTGCACGATGAACGGGCTGTTGGATGGACGGTTGTGCGTGTCGGTGGTTTCCTCGTCGGCGTCGAACACCATCACCGCCGGCAATAGGTTTTCGGGAACATCGACACTATTGCGCTGTGCCCAGCGGACGTTAGGAACGGCGGCGGCCACCTCGAGCAGACGCGCCAGAATGTCCTCGCGAACGTCAGCCATCGCTCGACTCGATGGCCTTGAGCAGAAAGCGAACCTCGCCGACATCCTCGCCGTTCGGACTGCCGCGCAGTTCATGCGAGCGCACGAGCCAGGAGCGACCATTGAAGGTCAGCGACGCCCCCTGATAATCGTCGCGCACAATCCCTTTCTCGGCGAGTTCAGGGATGCGGGCGAAGGCGCCTGGCCCGGTTGTGCGCACCTCCATGGTTCCATTGATGTTGGACTTCGGCCGGGTTTCATCGATCACGGTGATTGTAACCTCGCCCGCCGTTCCGACGGACAATGTCGCCGGCACACCAAGCTCGGCATAGACCGGGTCGTAGAGCAGCGCGCTATAGTCGATGGTCATGGCGGGGTGCTCATGCTGATGAGATCAGCATCTGCTTGCTGGCCATAAACAAACAAAACAGTGCAGCGCCCGGTGTAGGCCTGGTTTTCATTTCCATAGAGAAAAACGGATGCTATCTCACTATCCGCAAAATCAACGCTGCCTGGACCTGAGACAGCAGTGGCTTCACCATCCTGGGAAATAGCAACCTTGGTAAGTGAGACAGTCGCGGCTGTCCTTCCTTGAAGGGCACCGCCCGTGGACGCCTCCAAATAAACGGTGTCAAAATCATCGGAAGTAATTGAAACATAGTTGTGATAAATGCTGACATACTTCAATGGCGGGAACGTCTCTTCAAAGAAATTGAGGACAGGAATCGTACCCTCGGAATAACTACCCGCTATCAAATAAGTAGCAGGGAATTTGAGTTGCTCGACGAACGCCGCCGACAAAATGAAATGAGACGCACTGTCGAGAACGATTAAACCGCTGCCGTCAGCGGTGCCATTGGTGATCAGGTCGGCGATGCCAATCTCATCTGTAGTACCATCCCAGCATTTCACCTCACCGCCCACGAGGGCAAAACCTGCACGCGGCAGATCACCATTGGGTGTGCGGAATGTTTCCAACCATGCAGGGCTTGCGCCGCCGCCACTCGCTAGATCTCCCGGCTCGATCAGGCCATCAAGTCCATCACGCAGCGCAGCCTCGTTGCCGCTCCAATTATGCAGGATCGCAGTCCGAATGCTCGACAGCGATTGGGTGCCACCACCGCCGCCGCCGCTAAGACCGAGATCAGCGAGTGCATCGCGCAAGATCGCCTCGTCTGATATGGGCCGCAGGAAACCGCGGCGAACCTCACGCATCGAGCCACCTGAACCGCCGGCCGGAATGGCAAGCTCATGCAGCAGAGCACGCACCTTCTCCGCGCCCGCGCTACCGAGCATCGCGCGTTGAATGCGGTTGATCAGGCTGGACACGGTGAGGTTTCCCTTCGGAAGGCAAACGTCCCGATGTCCTCGCGGCCGAGTTCGGTCTCGATGTTGCTTTCCGACACCAGCGCAAAGCCGCAGGTCTGCATTGCAAACACCAGCCCATTGCGGGTGAAGTACCAGCAATGCTCCTCCGGCTTGAAATGCTTCGATCTCAGCGCGTGCTCGGCGTCGCGGAAGATCGGCAGCGAGAGAAAGACCCATTCGCGCACATTGGCGAGCAGCGACTGGAAATCGGGGATGTGTTCGAGCACGTCCCACAAGGTCACGGCATCGAACGAGACCAGATGCGGATCGACCAGCAGCATGCGTTGCTCGAGCCAGGCGAGACCGGCCGGATTGACATCGTAGCCGTAGGTCGAGCGCCCACGCTGGTTGCGCAGTTCGACAAAGGCACCCGAGCCGATGCCGACATCGATCAGCGTCCCGCGATAATGCCGCTCGACGAAGTTGAATCGCGCCTGCATCAGGGCGCGGCCGAGCTCGGTCTGGGCGTTGCGATCGAAGCTGTCGAAATAGTCCTGATCGTAAGGTGCGTGCCCGGCCTCGACCGGGTAGTAGCCGATGCCGTGCTGCAGCCACCAGGTCAGGCAGCGGCGCGAGAACTGCCCCACCAGCGGGAGAACTGCCCGAGCGGGTCCGCGATCGTCTTGTCGCAGGTGTGCAGCATATTCGTGCATCGGCAGAACTTCTCCGGTTTGGCAAATCCGATGCGGCTCAGATCGAGCCGTGGGTCGGTGATCTTCTCGGGTGCGTTGTGGCCGCCGTGGCCGCCCAGGATGACGAAGGCATTGACTTTGAGCGCCAGCGCCGCCGGCACGATCCAGCCGACGCCGCCGATGACGATGTCTGCGTCGCGCACCAGGGCGAGCAGCTCGCGCACCGAGAGCTCGCCGTGGACAAAGTAGCGGTGCGCCGGTGGCGGCTCGCCGATGACCCATTCCTCGTTCGGCGCGAGGTCGGCGACGGCGACCACGGTATGGGTTGCCATCAGTTCGGCGGCGATCGCTGCGACATATTCTGGCCGCGGGTTGCGCGCCTCGTTGCGCCATTCGGTGCGTACCGTCACCGGCCGGATGACCGCGATCGGGCGGTCGGCGTTGACCGGCGATGCGCCTAAGTCCGGCAGATCGAACAGCGCCGGATTAAAGCCGACGTTCAGCTTTGCCCATCTATGCTCGAGCGCATTGATGATCGAGGCAGTCGTCAATTCTCTGCCATAGCTGACCTTGATCTCGCGCATCGGTATCGGCGCCGATCGCACCCACCGATCGGACGGTTGCCGCGCCATGTTCTTTTGCTGCGTGCGCAGCTTGCGACTGCCGCAGACAAACTTGATATCGAGATCGGCGTAAAGCTCAGGCCACGGCGTCTCGAGGTGAAGCTCGTAGTCCCTTGCCGCCGCACGCACGAACGGCCGGCTGTATACGCAGTCCCCCATTCCCCACATCCCGCGAACGAGGATGGGTTTATGCCGCACGCCGCTCCCTCAATACGTCCTGCAGATCGATGACCGGCCACAGATCGGCATAGGCGCTGCCGGGGCTGGCGTTCCATAACGTGATGCCCATGGTCCGCAGCGGCTCGACCATGGTGGCGAGATCGGCGCGGTGGCGATCGTAGCGTTCCTTCTTCGGCGCCCAGCGATGCGGCTTGTGGTGCCAGGTCCGGCCGTCTGCCGCGGCCTTGCCGTCGATGCCGAGCCAGACGATGGTGCCATCAGGCCCGATGAGATGCGCCGCCAGATTGGTTGCGGCCGTGAGCGAGGTCCACTTCTGCATCAGGCTATCGCGCTCGCGCGCGAGCCCCGGCGGATTGGTCTTGCGGCAGACCAGCACATTCTTGGCTTCCGACACCATGCGCGAGGTGGTGACGACGCGGCCTCGGAAGCTCGCGACCGCCGCCCGGTTCTCCGGTTCGTTCCACCAGCGCCAGTCGCCGAAATAGAGGATGTCGGCCCATGGCGCGGCGTAGACGCTAGAGTTGATGACGATGACGCGCCGGCCGCGCAGGGCCTCGAGGTCGACCTCGAGCACCGACGGCCCACCGCCGACGATGAAGGCGGTCTCGCCTTCCCACTCGCGCGGGACCGGCCAGAATGCGCTCATGCCAGCAGCATTCCCGGCATGCCACCGATGATGCGGATCGACGGTATGCCCAGCAGCAGCGCGACGATGAGGTAAAGCGCGATCAGCGCCACCACCGCGATATAACCCTTCTGCACGTTGCCCGGCACCGCGATACCCATCCACGAACAGAACCAAAGGATGATTGCGCCCACCAGCAAGAGGATGGCAACGACGATTGCCACATTGATAATACCTAACAGGATTCCACCGAGTGACATGGCGAGGCCTCCCTAGGCAACGTGCAAACGGCGATACGGCTTGATGAGATCAACCACGATCGCCGAGAGATACCCCGATGACGCGGTCGACAGCGATGGCGTGAAATAGGCAACGCGGGTGTCGCCGTGCTGCACTTCGCGGATCGTAGGATCGCGCGTGCCGGATGTGCGGTTCTCGTTCACCGCCTGGATGACTGCCTGCTGCAGCCGCGCGGGCGCTTCTTCCGGCAGGTCGTAGCCGCCCTGGTAGAGAACGGCGACGACTGTCTCGGCCCAGCAGCCGTCGATCCACAGCCGTCCGCTGGCCGGATCAAAGTCAACGTCGGCCGCGGTGGCGCCTGCGGTCGAGACCTCGATGATCTCGACCACCGGATAGAGCGACAGCGTCAGTGCCTGCCGCTCGAGCATGTACTCGTTGCGATCGACGGTGAATGTCTCCAATACCTCGGCCAGCCCTAAGCGGCGGTTGCAATACTCTGCAATCAGCCGTGACTGCATCGTGATTGCCGCCTGTAGCGCGGCATCTTCCGTCGCGCCTTCGATGCCGAGCGCGAGCTTGAGATCGTCGAGGCTGATCAGGTCAGGCCCCGCGCTGTCGGTCGACTCGTCGATGATCTCGAGGATCGAATGCATTTACTTGAACCTGACCGGCTTGAGCGCGCGCTCTTCCTCCGGCCGGTAATCGCGGCCGTCATTGCCGCGCTTGACGGCGAGGCGCCAGTCGTCCGATGCCCCGGGCTTGGCGGTGGTATTGGCCTGCGCGATGAAGAGCGACCCGCCATGGCTGACAGCATCGCCGGCGGCATAGTCCTTGCCCTCTTTCCAGACGCCGGCATCGAGCACGATGGCGGTCTTGATCTCATGGACGGCCTCGCCCACGGCCCAGCGCAACGTGCGGCCACCGTCTGGCGTCGTGAATGTTGCGGTCTTGAGCACGCGGCCGAGCAAGTCGGCCTGGCGCTCTTCCAGATACGTCAGGTCGGAGGCATTGCGGCCGGGCTCGCCCTTCGCCCCGCGCTCGCCGTTCCTGCCGTCAATGCCCGCCGCCCCGACGGCACCAGGCTTGCCGGGTTCGCCACGCTCGCCCTTCTCGCCGCGCTCGCCCTGCAGCCCGCGCTTGCCTTCCGGGCCGGTATCGCCGGGCGGTCCCGGCATGCGCGCCAGTGCGCGAACCTCGGACAGGGCGCGCTGGCACATGGCCAGGCAGACGCCGATGGCCTCGTTAAAGGTGTACTGCGGGGCGGGAATGCTCATGCCCTTATCCTTATGCCGCCAGCAGGAAGGTCATCACCGCGGCCTCGTCATCGTCATATCGGCCGGTGGCGACACCTTTGATATCGATGATGCCGACGCCCACGCCGCGCACAGCGGCGACGCCCGCGCTTTGCACCGACAGACCCTTGAGAACCGCGACCGCCGCGCCGGCCTGGCCGCTGTTGCCGATCGCCGCCGCGCGGACGAGGGCGAGTTGCCCTGCACTGCGACCCGCGACGCCGACTGATCCGGACGCCTCGCCGACGAGGCCGGGAAGCGTCCCGACGCCCGCACCGACAACACCGACGACGCCATGGGCTTCGCCCTCGATCTGCGGCAGGATGCCGAAGCCGTAGCCAGCGACCGGGAATGGACGCGGCGGCCGCGGGTAGTAGCCGCCGCCACTGACCGGAACCTCGGCGGCAACAACGTCGGCATCGAGAACGTCGGCGGCGGCTGCGGCCTCGTCCACGGTCCCGAACAGAACCTGCGCGCCGACAGCCGCGTCTATCTGGTCAAGAGCAACTGCTGCCTCGGCAACTGCTGCCGCAACATCCGTAACCGCATCAAGCGCATCAAGCGAAGCCGCCGCTTCGTGTAGTTCCGCGTCGATGCAGACGACGCGACCATCGGCAGTGACGCAGTGGGTGTCAGCGGTCCAGAGGGTGCTGTCGGCAGTAATCAAGATTACAGCAGTCGGTTAATCGTGGTCTCAACTGATGTCTGCAGCGCAGTGTCGGTGATGGCGGCACCGTCCTGTTGCACTTGCGCATCCATCACCACCGGCGGCGTGATGGTCTGCGCGGCATGGTCAGGATTCTCTGTCGTGGATTGCGCCCAGCGAATCCGAGTCGAATGTGCAGGCGTGTTGACCGGCTCATTGAGGATGTAGCTGGCATATTTCAGGCAAGCGACTTTCACCCGATCGATGAAGGCACCGTCCTTCATCAATTCCGCCGATGCCGCATAATCGAGTGCCATCGCAGGCTCCGCTATTTGTATTCGGTGATAATGACGATGCCGTCCGAGCCGGCGCCGCCCGCGGCCGCGCCGGTGTCGTAGCCGCCTGCACCGCTGCCGCCGCAGCCATAAACATCGGCACTGCGACCGGCGGTGGCGCCCGATGAGGTCGGCCAGGTGACGCCGCTCGGGGCGCCGCCGAAATAGCTGCTGCCGCCGAACCCGCTGCTTACCTGAATAAATGTTGCCGAAGCGATATATGCGCCCGTGCCGCCGGCGTTGCCGCCCGCCTTGATATCGCCCACGCCTGACGCCGACGCGCCGCCGGCGCCGCCTAGTGCTGCCGTTCCAACGCTCGAATTCACCCGCAACCCGCCCGATCCGCCCTTGGCGCCGCACAGGCTGGCCGCCAGATTGGCTCCGACAAAGGTGTCACCGCCCGCTGTGCCGTTGGCATTGGATGAACTTGTGCCCTTGGCGCCGACCGTGACGTTCTGCGAGGCGCCCACCTGCGCCGCCGTCTTCATGATGCGCGAATAGGCACCCGATCCGCCGCCCGATCCGCCGTATTGATTTCCGGCTGCAGCACCGACGCCCCCGCCGCCACCACCCGCCCCGCAAACCTCGATGATGCAGTTCACCATCCCAGAGGTAGGCGTGTAGGTCGTGCTCCCCGCGGTCGAGAACACCCGGATCGCCAGCAGCCCGCCGCCGCTCGGGCCGGATGGTCCCGATGGTCCGCTCGGCCCCGATGGACCGGATGGGCCGGATGGGCCTGTGGCCCCTGCAGCACCTGGGGCTCCAGCCGCGCCGGTCGCGCCCGCCGGCCCCGCTGGCCCTTGTGGCCCTTCGATGCCGAGCGTGGCGGCATCTACACCCTGGATGACGTATTCTTCACCTACGCCGCCGGCGACAAACTGGGCGATCTTACCTTCGATCGGCTCCTCTTCTGTGCCGTAATAGCTAACGTATTCGTACTGCGCCTCATAAAGCTCGGTGAAATTATGATTGCACTTGTCGAATGCAACCCGCACCGGATCACCGGTGCCGTCGTTGATCGCATCTCCGATGTCGATGATCTGCTGACCGACATCACCGCCGCCATCTGTGCCCGCTTCCACCGGGTTGAACGAAAGCGCAACACCGGCCGCCGCCGACTGGGTATCAAAGCTGGTCGGCAACGTGGCCACAATCGTGAGCGGCGTTGAGGATGAGCTGACATCGAGGTCAGCGGCACTGTGCCAATCGCCGCCATAAAGCGGGGTGCTGTTATCAAGTCGTTCTGTTAGCCCGCTCCAAGTTATGTTTCGTGTGGCATTGGAATAGGCGAGAACATAAGCGGCGGCGGCACCATCGGTGATGGTGTTAGCATTCAGGTCAAGGCTTCCGATGTTGCCGGCGCCTGCAGCAGTGTCGCTGGTTGAGGCAAGCAGTGATCCAGCATCGTTGAGCGTCCAGACCGCGCCGCGGCAGTCGAACACGGCACCCGTGCTGATGGTGCACGTAACATTGATGCTGGTATTGGCCGTTCCAGCCGCCCGAAAGAACGCTACGACCGGGCCATTCCCTCCAGCATCAACACCTCTGGCGTAGGAACCAACCAGCGTCGCACTTTGGCCGTCGATTGCCACGCTGGTAAAGGTAACCGTGGCCGGGGTCGCATTGGCAATGGCGGATAGCGCAACCAGCCGCTCCTGGCCGGCCGCCGATGCCACCGTGAACGACAGTGTACGGCTGGTGGAGCTGCCGCTTGTGATTGCCGCCGCCTGAAACGCAATTGCGGCAGGCATCGCTATGGCATCACTAGCCGGAACGATTGCAGCCGCACCGGGCCGCCGCGATATATTTTCGTTGTGTTGAGCGTGACAACGGCGTCGCTGTCCTCGTCGCCGACATCACAGGAAAAGATTTCGCTCCCATCCGCTGCGACAATACGTGCGGATGTAGCGGTTCCATTTGCGAGTGCGGCGTCTTCCTCTTCGATCTCTCTTAACTCCAGCTCGCCGTCGATGGCGGGTTCTGCCACCGGATCGGCAAGTTTCAGCACAGCAAGCACGCGATCGACCGAGCGCAGCTCGATGCTGCCGCCATCCATCAACGACGACAGCGCGTCGAGCATGGCATTGCTGGCGGTCTCAGATAGGTTGATCATCGTAGACCGGGACGAAGTTGCCGTCGGCATCGCGCTCGATGCGGGTCACCTTTGGCGACGGCCGCGGCGCCTCGCTGCGTTGCTCGACCGCCGGTGATTCGTGCAGCATCCGCACAGCGATCGCGATCTGCTCGGCCAGCTCGGGTGGCACCGCGGTTGCCTCGGCCACGCATTCGCGCACGAACGGCACCATGCCTTTCGCCAGCTCGGTGATGTCGGTGTCATCCATCATGCGGCCTCGCGATGTACGATCTGCAATGCTCTGGTGAATTGCGCCGCGATGTCCTTGGCGGCAGGCTTCAGTGCCGGCTCGGGCGGCTTGTCCTCTGCGGCCGGCTGTTGCTGCTGCTGCGGCGCCGGTGGCGTTGCCGGCTTGAACGGATCGTCCTGCGCGTCGCGCTTGGCCAGCGCCTCAAGGCTATAGTTCTGCTGCTGGAGATAGGGATTGGCGCCACCGGGGACCGGCTTGAGATCGAACTTAGCGCGGCCCTCGTTCGGCGACATGACGCCGGCGCCGACCGCATCGCGAATGGTAGTCACCAAGGTAATGCTATCCATGCGTAGCAGGTTCTCGGTGTCGAACTCGGTGCCGATGCCGGCACCCCAGCCGATGCCGAGCGCCTGGTCGACGGCCTCCTCGATTTCCTCGATGTGACTTTGCAGCGCCTGCGAATAATACTCGACGTTCAGCGCCTGCACGTTGTTGTAAGTTGGTAGCACGCCGACGCCGACCTTATAGGGCGGCACGTGGTAGACGCTGCAGACGACCTCGGCCGACCATTTCAGATTCTCGATCATCTGAACTTCGGTATTGGTCATCGTCATTTTTTCGTACTTGACGCCGCCGGTCATGACCGCGACGCGACCGAGGTTCGATCGCGAGAACCGCAGCTCCCATTGCTCCTTGAACCGCTGTTCCTCTTCCTGGTTGACTTCGCCGGGCAATGTAAGAATTCCGCCAGGAACCGAAGCATTCTCAAACAGCAGCGCGGATGCCTTCTGCCCGTTGATCGCAACCATCGAAGCGAGCCCGCTGGCAAACACCGGCGGTGTGCCTACCAGAGGATGAAACAGGCAATTGAAACGATCGTGAATGATCTCGCGCGCCGGCACGACGATGTCATCGATACCCGCGAGGTTGTCGCTCGAGAGGCGATAGAACACCGCGCCGTCGTCGGACACCAGCGGCTGCACCCGCGTCGGGTCGAGCACATGCAGGCCGGTCACGACATTGCGATCGTCGCGAACTTTCAGCACATAGGTGTTGCCGCGCGATAGCTTCGACAGAACCCAGCATTCCCAGAATTGATTCCGGGTCTGATAATCGTTCGGCCGCCGCAGCACCGGGCTGAATGCCGGGCTGGTGGTCTCCGACCAGATGTCGTTCTTGTCCTTCTCGACCAGCTTGACGCGCAGCTTGGCGATGTCGCGCGCGATTAAAGTTTTGCATGCAAAATCGGCGTGAAACGACGAGGCGGTGTCGACGTTGATCTCCATGTTGCGCTGCCAGGCGCCGGTGAACGGCTCGCGGATCAGCGGATACCAGCCACCGCGATCCATCGGCAGCGAGTTGAGTGCCTTTTGCTTCTCGCCGGTAAAGGGGATCGGCAGGCCGAAGATTCGCATCAGCGT